TCTGGGTGAGCATCTGCGCGTAGGTTGGGCGGTCCTTGCGGAACCTAGCATCCCGCAGGCGCTCCTGCTCGACCCACCATGCGGCACGTTCGGGCTCTGCGCGGATGACGCGCTCAACTCGAGCTGCACCCTTGAGGAAGCACAGGTCGCAGTTCCCGAATGCAGGATCATCGTTGGGCAGACGCAGATCGAATGGCTGCTCGCGCCAGAAGGCGCGAACATGATCGGCGGTTACCCCAGCGTCGGCTAGGGGCATGGCGATGTCCCTAGTAGGGTCCGACCGCAAGCGGGCCACGCGGCGCGGCTCGTCGGCGCGAAGCCCGATGATGGAGGTGAAGTCATCGTGCCCTAGCGAAGCCATGTACTTCCGCATCGGGATCACTTTGAGATCGGACGTACAGAACCGCGTGATGGGATTAGGGAGGTACTTGCGCTTGGCGATCAGTTCCGCAAACGGTTGTCCATCCCGACTGGCCGTGTCGACCGTCACGACGGCAAACCCACTTGGTCGATACTCCAACCATGTGACGGGGCACCAATGCCGCTCGACGTCTTCCAAAAAGTCATACGTGGCGGCATGTTCCCGGCCCGTGTTGGCGAACACCACGTGGCCGCCGACAGGCATGGTTCCGCCCCAGGCGTCAAGCACGCGCTGAAGCATCATTCCGCTCGTGCGCCCGCCGCTGAAGGACAGCAGGAAGGGCGGGTTGATGCGGAAGGGATTCATATTCACGATGGTATACTCCGGGCGCGGAGGCGCGGGTCTGCGGCAGTCGGAGGCCAACCACCCGCACGGGCGCGCCCAGAAGGCCGCGAGGTACGCCGGCGCGCAGCGCAACCGTTGGTGTAGGAAGAGCATTCCGCCAGGGGCAGGCATTGGCGAAGCCGTGCGCTGTCCCACCACGTGACGAAACCTCGCCTGCTGGAGCAAAGGCACCACACTTGTACACAAGTGAGGCGATTTCGTACGGCTTATCTGGACTTGTCGATGGCGCGTACACGACGCCCGTTGACCGATAGCGGTCAATGGTTGCTTTCAGTCGCCGAAGCGCAGCCGTTTTGTATGCGTTTCGGCAACCAGAAGCCACCCCGTAAGCGGAACGCCCTGCGGACCGCGAGGTCTACGCAGGGCGCTTCCGGGGGCTCAAGTGCCGGGCCGTCCGTGGCCTCGGCGTGGATCGCATCGCGCCTTGCGCCACATGGCGGTCGGCCTCGTCAGAGAGATACGTCCGGGCAGCCAGGCTACCCGGACGGCACGGCGGCTGCAAGCCGAAGATCGCAGCGGCCGGCAGGCCCATCGTACCCCGACGGGGCGGAAACAGAACGAGCGCGACCAAGATCGCGCTCGCCTGCAGATTTCGCTTGCAGCCCCCGACCGAGGTCGGTACGCTGTGAGCCAGAGATCAGAACCGCTTGCATTCTAGCGAAGCTGGCCCTAGGGTCAAGAATGCCGCAAGACGCCCCCGGCGCGGTAGGGGGGCATGGATGTAGACGCAGGAGGTGACCCTACCCTGCGCCGCCCGCAAGGGCGCGCTCCCCCACGAGGGCAGCGGCTGGCCGTCCTCCAGCGAAATGGTGAAACTCGTGGCTCGACTGAAAGCGCGGCTCCGTGCGGGCTCGTATTCGGACCTCCTACGGGGGGTCCCTCCCTCTGCGCTCACCATGCGAACTGCAAACAGCCCTCCGAGGCCGGCGCAGCCGGCGCAGGGTCCCGAGCGGAGCGAGGGAGGGATTGGAATGACCTCACGCCGACCGAAACCGCCCCCGAGACGCCGCGAGTGGAGCGGAGCGGAGCCATAGGCGGAGCTCAGCGGAGCGCAGCGAGCGGCGTCGTACCCAAGATCCTCGACTTGACACCGTGCTACGAGCGCGTATCATGCACGCAACGAAAGGACACCCATGAGCTGGTACACGATTGTGATTCGAGAGCGCGTTCCCGGCACCCTCCGCCTGCAGGTTCCTGGCCTGAAGGACTGGACGGAAAGCAACATTGCGGCCTTTGAGGCGGTCAACCAAGGAGCCTGCCGCGTGTGCTCGGTAGTAGAGTTGGTGCGTAACTGGAACGCGTCGTTTGGAACGATGATTCAACGCGAGTGGCCCTTCACGATTAAGACCCCACTCGATCGGTTGGACCCAGCGCGCACGGAGGACATCCTGTTCGGGGAGTTCATGTCCTACCACCCCCGCATCAAGGTGCTGCCAGAGCACCAGGCCCCCGCGCTCGAGTACCTCGGCGAGGAGAACGACGCCCCCGACTGGATCTGGCACTACACCGACGACGAGGGACACAAGCACTACCACCAGATCCTTGGCATCAGCGAGCACAAGGACGTCGGCAAGGCATGGGACCAAGCCGCCAAGGACCTCGAGCACTGGACCGCGGAGGTCGAAGCCTTCGAAACGAAGGAATGGATGGACGACATGCGATCCCTGCGTCAACAGTACGAGGACTTCCGCACGTGGGTCACCAAGCGCTACGGGGTCACGCCCCCGCCGGCAGAGCCCCTGCGCCGCGGGGAGCACGGATTCACCGAACCCCAGGAGGCGCTCGGTAGACTGACCGCATGAGCCGTCGCCGCAGGCCACGCGGCCCCATCCTCCTGAAGGGGTACGACGACTGCCTCCTCGGGATTTCGTTCCCGAGAGCCAACGAGAAGGGCGTCCCCGTCGCCATCTACTCGGCAGACATGATTGCCGCTCGCCTGCGCGACCGCGACGGATTCGGACCGAGCGCAGCCCGCCACTTCGTCGCCGACCACATTGAAGCACAGGACTACGGCCCCGGCACCCCCCGCATCTGCTGGGCAGCCACCGCCATCGACATGGGCGCAGAACCTGACCCCTGGGTCAGCGACACCGAGTGACGCCGAGCCAACATCCTGCTATGCTCGCGGGTATGACAGCGATCCGCGACTACGACGACTTCAAGGCGGCGATCACGCAGGCCGTGGCCACCGCCGGCGGGACACGCTCGGGCCTTGCGCGCAAGATGGAGGCCGACGGCATCCTGCGCGCCCATACCGTGCGATGCCTGCTCGGCACCCCAGGCACCCGCATCGGGCGGCGCATTGCGACGTTCGACTCCGTGCTCAAGATCGCCGAGGCCGCAGGATTCCGACTTGCCCTTGAGCGCATCCCGTAAGATCATGCAGGAGGGCACGCAATGACCGACCAGAATCTCCCGCCGGATGGGGGGACTAGGGGGGAGTTTGTCGGCAGAATCCGGCGAGAGAATCGCCAGCACCTCCGCATCCTCGAGGAGGCCGCCTACAACGGGTGGCAGATCCCGCCAGAGGCGGCCGCAGCCTTGCCCCGCGAGATCATGGCCATCGCCTCGGACCCCAACGCCAGCCCCCGCGACCGCATCCGCGCCACAGAACTCCTCGCCACCCTCCGCAAGCACGACTGCGAAGCCGCCGTGAACCTCGACCGCATCATGCGCCTTGACGAGGGATCGGCCACCGACCGCATCCAGATCGTCCAGGACATCCCCGACGGGGCGCTGCAGGCCGTCGCCGCCGCCCTCGCCCCCAAGGCCCCACCGTGCCCCGCAAAGCCGCGCCGAAAGCGGTAAGCCCCGCGCAGGCCCTCGAGGCCGCACGCGAGAACCCCGCCGCCTTCATCGCCCTCCTGCTCGGGCGGCCCGTATCGGACCTCCAGCGCGAGCTGCTCGCCCACGCCCTCGACCACCACTCCTGGTACGCAGAGCTCCCCCGCGGCCACGGCAAGACGTCTAGCCTCACCCTCCTCGCCGCATGGTGGATCGGCAATCGCCCCTCCACCCGCTTCAAGCTCGTCGGCTCCAACGACGACGGGGCCGCCGCCACCAGCCGCTTCCTGCGCGACATCATCCGCAGCCCCGTCTACCGGGCCGTCTTCCCACACGTAACCCTCAAGCCCGGCGAGGACACCGTGATGGCGTGGAGCGTGGTCGCCCCAGGCGTCACCGCCCGCCGCGACCCCTCCGTGCAGGCTTCGGGGATCTTCGGGCGCACGGGCGGCCGCGCCGACGTCATCTGGCTTGACGACATCTGCGACCTCCGCAACGCCGTGCTGCAGCCCGCCTTGCGTCAGCAGGTCAAGGAGGCCGTCGCCAACATCTGGCTCCCGATGCTTGACCCGTCGGCCACTCACCCCACGCGCATCTGGCGCACGGCCACCCCCTTCCACACGGACGACATCACCGCCGAATGGCGCAAGGAGCCCCGCACCCTCCTCCGCCGGCCGTGCCGCGGCACCGACAGCCCGTGGCCCGACATCTTCACCCCGGCCATCCTCGAGGCCAAGCGCCGCGAGATCGGCCCCATGGCCTACGCTCGCGCCTACGAGCTCGTCCCCCTCTCCTCGGACCTCCTCGTCTTCCGCCCCGAATGGGTCCGGTACTGGAAGGAGCTGCCCAACGGCTCCCGCACCGTCGCCGCCATCGATTGGGGCTACGGCCGCAAGCGGCAGGACCGCGACGACCCCGACTGGTCGGTCTGCATCGTCGGTCAGGTCGACCACGCCCGCAACCTGCACCTGACCGACATCCTGCGCGTGCGCGAATCCTTCCCAGAGTTCGCCCGCTTCGCCCGTGAGCTCGTCGAGCGCCGCGGCGCGCAGATGGTCCTCGCCGAGGCCAACGGGCCGCAGAAGGGCGTCTTCGACCAGTTCCGGGCCTCCTGCCGGCAGCCCGTTGTAGCCGTTGAGCGCACCGCCGACAAGCACTTGCGCGCCGCGAGCGCGCAACCCTTCGTGGAGCAGGGCAAGCTCCTGTTCCCCCAGGCCGCCGACGGGCAGGTCGAGCACGCCTTCCGACCCGTCCTCGACGAGATGCTCGCCTTCCCCGCAGGTAGCCACGACGATACGGTCGACTGCATCGTGGACCTCTGCGAGGCCGCCGCACGCGGGACGGTCTCCGTCGCCGGCGGAGCCGTGACCGTCAACGCCAGCCCGCCCCGCCTCTTCGACAACCGACCGATGCGTAGGCGTATCTTCGGGTGAGCGCGTTAGACTGATGCCGTGGCCGACCATAGCAATCCGATGATGCCGAACACCGTCCCAGGCGCAGGACTGCCGCCTGCCAAGCGGCCGCGCAAGCCCCTGCCCGCGCCGAAGGACCGCGGACCCACCGGGCCGCTCGCGCTCCCCGTCGAGGTGCAGCGCACCTTCTTCCGCACCGCGTCCCTGATGCTGCGGAACTCGAGCCTCGCCTACAGGCTTGACCCCAACTACTCGGCCATGATGCGGGCCGACGCCGACATCGAAGGCGTCCTGCGCTCCCTCCTCGTCACGCTCGCCGGCCTCGAGTGGGCCGTCGTGCCCACCGACGACGAGAACCCCCGCCTCGTCAAGCTCGCCCAGCGCGTCAGCGCCATCATCGACGCCATCCCGCGCCGCAGCGACCTCTTCCGCGCCCTGCACGAGGCCGTCTGGTACGGCTGCAGCGCGGCCAATCTCGTCTACGACCGCGACCCCATCCTCGGCGTCCGCATCAAGGAGTGGTTCCCGTTCGCCTCCGACAGCCTGGCATTTGACCAGTACGGCAACCTCGCCATGCGCGTCGGCAGCGCGTACATCAACGAGCCCTCGGTCACCGACCTCGGCTTCGACTCTCTCGTCCACCTCTTCGACGAGAACGAGCGCCGGGCCATCGTCCTGCACCGGGTCTTCACCACGGCCCCGAGCTTCATCGACCCCAACACGAGCGAGGCCGTCTACCGCGGCGTCGGGGCGCGTGACGTCTGCTGGTACATCTGGCTGCTCAAGCAGGAGGTCCTGCAGAACGCCGCCGCCTACATCGAGCGCTACGCCCTCGGCATCCGGGTCGGGTACTACCCCGCCGGCAACGACGCCGCCAAGAGCGAGATGCTCACGATCCTCCAGAACCTCGTGAACGACAACTCGGTCGTGCTGCCGAGGATCGGGCCGAACGAGTCGATGTACGACATCGACATCAAGGACGCCAACGCCGGCCGGGCCCAGATCTTCATGGAGCTCGTGAACTGGCTTTCGTCCAAGCTCAAGGAGGCCATCCTCGGGCAGAGCCTCTCGAGCGAGGCTGGCGGCACGGGCATGGGGTCAGGCGTCGCCGACCTGCACGCCGACACCCTCTCCCGCGTCATCCGCTACCACGCCGACGCCCTCGCCGAGAGCGTGAACTCGGACCTCGTCCGGGTCATCGCCACCATGCTCGGCGCGAGCGAGGAAGAGGCCCGCGGCATCCGCTTTGAGTTCGCCCCCGAGCGCCCCAACGCCAAGGAGCGCATGGAGGCCATCCAGGCCTTCGTGCAGCTCGGCGGCCGCGTCAGCGAGCGCGAGGTCCGCGACCTGCTTGGCCTGTCCGAGCCCGAGGACGGCGAGGCCATCCTTGGCGGCGGCCAAGGCGCAGGCGCGTCGGACAACCCCCTCGCGGCGCTCCTCGGCAAGGGAAACGAGCCGGATGAGGGCGAGGAGCCCGCGCCCGAGGCCCCGAAGGTCGCTGCCGTCCGCAAGCGCAAGCGATGACCCGCGACGCCTTCGACAAGCACCTCCGGCGTGCCCTCAAGGAGGCGCAGGCCACCTACCGCCGCGCCCTCGCCGCCCAGGTGCGCGGGGAGCCCGACTCCGAGGCATGGGAGGCCTTCGCCGAGGTCACGGCCGCCCTGCTCATGGCATCCTGGCTCGCAGGCGCTCGAGGCACCATTGACCGCGCCAAGGTCCCCGACGAGGCCGTGGAAGGGATGCTCGAGGACGGGGACGTCGTGGAGTTCGCCGCCCTGCCCGTCCTGACCGAGTTCGGGTCCAAGTGGATGAAGCCCATCGCCGGGTGGTTCCGCCGGCGCGTCCCCATCTCCCGCAAGGACTGGGAGCTCCTCGTCAAGGCGGCACGGGCAAGCGCCGGCGAGGTCGGCGACCACGAGCGCCAGAACGCCCTCGTAGACCTCCGCAAGCGCAGCCCCATCCTTGACGGCCTCCTGCGCGGGGTCTTGAGCCGCCCGCAGGAGAGGGGGATCACGACCGTCAAGCGGATCACGAACGACACGTTCTTCGTGACGGCCATGACCCCCGAGCAGACCCGCCAGACGCAAGAGCTGGTGGCGCGGGTGATTGAGGAGCGCCCCGGCAAGAGCACGGTGGGCAAGCTCATCCGGTCCATGAACCTCGGGGACTTCGTGACGACCACGCAGGCCCTGACGGGCACGGAGCTCTCCACGGCGCGCCTCGAGACCGTCCTGCGGACCAACACGAACCGGGCGACCACCGAGGGCGCGGCCGAGGTCCTGCGCGACGAGCGCGTCCAGGCGTTCGTGCCGCTGGTGCAATACAGCGCGACCAAAGACCCCCGCACGCGGCCAGCGCACCGGGCGATGGACGGCTACGTGGGCACCATCGAGGATTTCGACCGCATGGGCCTGACGCCGCCCTGCGGGTTCAATTGCCGATGTGCGCTGATCCCCGTGCCGGCGGCGATGGCATTGGACAAGGGATGGACGCGCCCGAACGGGACGTTGGACTACGCGGCGATCAAGCGCCACAACGGTGCGCGCCAGTCGGTCGTGGACCGCGGCGAGATCCCCGATCCGGGCTTCGTGAATGCGTGAACTACAAGGAGGAACGCTACGATGAAGGACATGAGCAACACCCGTAAGCAGATCGCTGCCCGGCTGGGCATGGCGGCGCACCCCGGCGCGAAGGCGAAGATGGCCGCAGCACCGGGCGTTGCGGAACTTGAGCGACTGTATGCAAAGTTCCAAGAGTCAACGCGCCTGTTTACGCCGAACAAGTACCACGACGCTGGTGAGCAGAAGCGAATGACTTCGGGCCAGAAGAAGGACTTCGCGTTCTTTGAGAATCTCCTCAAGGCAGCGCGTTCCGGCGATGGCAAGAGGGCGAAGGCGCTGCTCGCAAAGACGGACTCGCTGCTCACGACCCACTTCGTTCCGAAGGAATTGCGAGTTTGGGCAGCACAGTTCGCCGCGCATGGCGCGAAGGCGAAGATGCGCCGGATGACGCAGCAGGAGCAGTCGCATCTGCGTGCCTGGATTGCACAAAATTTCCGAACCGTGGATGAGATGATGGAAGCCACGGACAAGATGGAAAAGACCTTTGAGTCCGACAGCGAACATTGGGAATCACGAAGTTGGCCCGAAGTTGCGAAAGCCGCAGGCGTGTGGTCCCGCCCCGGCGCGAAGGCCACGTTTGCGGACGCAAGTGTCATGGCAGCGTTCCTGCGATTGTTGGACTATGCGGGTACGGCGGTTGCTAGAAAGAATTACGCGGTCGCTCAAGATTTCTACGATCAAGCAGCGAAGATGATTACTGCTCATCCCGACCTGAACCGCGCCGGAAGCAGCACGCGAGAGCGATTGATGGACATTGGCGACAGGATCAAGAAGTCCCGCGCCTCCCGCCCCGGCGCGAAGGCGAAGATGGCGGTTGATCGCAAGAAGGTGATCCGCGACCTGGAATACCTGCGCGACGAAGCGCGCCGCACGCGCAATGACTCCGCACGCATCGACGCGGAGAATTGGCTCAAGAACGTCCGCAAGGGCGGGCTCAAGGAGCAGGACTGGATCGAGGCCGAGTCGGCGGCGTCGTACATTTCCGAGGAGGTTCAGGGCCGCTTCTCCCGCCCCGGCGCGAAGGCGAAGATGGCGCGGTGGACGCTAGACGCATCCGAAGGATGGGGCGACCTGTCCAAGCAATGGACGGCAACCATCAACGGAACGCAATGGGCTATCGTTGTTGAGGGCGCGACTGGCAATGGTTCGCTCATGCGAGTTCAACCGGGGCGCGCTCCGCAAACCATCAAGCGTGGTTCCGTCGAACAATTGAAGCGATACGCGGAAACGCTCAAGTCCTCCCGCCCCGGCGCGAAGGCTCGTCACGCGCTTACCGATGCGTGCTGGCAGGGCTACGAAGCCGTTGGGACCAAGCAGAAGGACGGCAAGACCGTCCCGAATTGCGTGCCGAAGGCCACCGCCGCCAAGCCCTCCGACCTCGAGCGCGAGGACGTCAAGGCCGGCCTGAAACTCATGGAGAAGGCCGACAAGGCCGTCAGCGACAAGATCCGCACCCTCATCGCCGAGGGAAAGCCGCAGGACCAGGCGGTCGCAATCGCGCTCGACATGAAGCGCAGAGGAGAGATCTGACATGGACATCACCACCGCACAGAACAACTTCCGCAAGGTCACGGCCGATTCCGTGCCGGCGACTTACGCCAACTCCGCCGCGGTGTTCCTCCAGACCCCGCCGACGTCCACCCTGCTCTTTGATTACACGAGCGCGAGCGTCAGCGGGCAGAACCCGTCCCTCCTCTACGTCATGCCGTTCATGGTCTCCGCCACCACGGCCCAGACGAGTATCGGGATGCGG